CTAAGGCTTCAGGCGTAGGATCAACTTGTTGCTGTTGTACTTGCTGTTGCTGGTACACTGGCTGTTGAGCAAGTTGTGCCTGTTCAGCATCTCTTCTGTTTTTTGCTAACATGACCTTCTCTTTCTGTATAGAAAGATCACTTTTTAGCGTATCTGCTTTTGACATCAGTTCAGCATCACCAGATTCCACTGCCTTCTTATAAAGGTCATCAGCCTGTTGTTCTTTTGCTTGTAGAGACTGCTCTTCAGCTTGCATAAGCTGATTTCTGGTCTGGTTCCAGTCATTCTTGTAAAGAGCAGCTTCTTGTTCTTTTTCTGCTAAAGTTTGCTGTAATAAAGCTGCTTTTTCTTCAGCTTCTCTAGTTCTTGCATTTAGTTTGTTGATTCTTTTAGAAACACTTTTAGTATATTTATCTAATTCGTCATCAGATTTAACCTCGTTATCAACGGGTTTTTCTTCAACATCTTCAACAACTTGTATGTCTAACTCTTGTTCTTCAACCATTTCTGTTTGATTTTCACTCATTATAAACTCACTATGTCATCTGGATTAGAAATCGTACCTATAACTTCATCGTCATTAATGATTCTAACTTCCGCACCATCATCTAATTTAAACCTAGCTCCAGCGTACCTTCCAATAAGTACCCACTGCTTCTCTTCGCACCAAGGAGCTCCATATTTTGCTTCATCGCCATAACAAAGTGGTCCCTTTTTAACCACATAAGCAACTACTGTCGCCAGTGATTCTTTATCAACCGCTTCTTTTGTTAAAACAATTCCGCCCTTCGTAACACCCTTACCACGATAAGGAAGCACTAAGATTTTCCAACCTGTTGGTTGAGGCATACGATCTAAAGCACTAGCATCTAATTTTGTAGGGTCTAATACGACCTCTTCTGGATTTACATACGCAGAAGATAAATCAACCAAATCCTTCGGATTTTTTGCTATTTCAATTTCACTCATTGTCTACCTTAAAGTAATTTTTTATAAAATCTTGTATAAAGTATATAGCTTCTAGTTGTCCTTGCAAGTATTTATGGTGTTCTATATCTTTCAAAGCTCCAGACATATAAGTTTCTGCAACTTGATCTTCCTTTTTTTTAAGCTCCTTTCCTAGCTTTTCTGCAAAATCAATAGAATCCATTACGTCTTCATCTTAAACTCTAAGCCTTGTGTGGCAGCTCCGCCACCACGACACTTAACTACCTTGCCACCTTTGTTTTTATACTGCACTTTAACGCCTTTCTTTTTAGCAGCGTTCTTAGCCATAGCTATTCCTTTGGGCGTATAAGAGTAATGTTTACTTCCTACTTTTGGCATTTTATTTCTTCTTTTTAGAGCCCGCTGGTCTTCCTCTTTTCTTAGGAGCGGGTTTAGTTGCTTTCTTCTTAGGGGCTACTTTTTTTGTAGCCTTTTTCTTTTTCGGTTCTTCTTCTACCACAACCTCTTCTACAACCTCAACTTTATTCACTTCAGCAACAACAGGTTCAGGGTTAGGTACAACTCCGCCAGCATCGATAATAGCTTGCTTTGCTGCTATTCTTTTGTCAGAAGCCTTTTTTCTTTTCTCTTCTTCAAGAGCTTTAGCTTCTGCTTCTTTAATCTCAGCCTGTCTCGCCAGTTTCTTTTCTTCTCGCAATTTTTTCATTGCTTCTCTTACATAAGATGTAGTCATATTAATTTCCTCGCATTTTTTGTTCTAACTCCAGCAACTTAAATTCAGCTTGCTGTTGCAATCTATCTAAAGCCACTTGAAGTTTATCATCAGCAATAGTTTTTTGTACATCTAAACGTCTTTGTTGTAGTTGTGCATCAACCATTGCATTATCGGACATAGCCTGTTGTTTTAACTCGAACTGTTCTGCGTCCATATCCAGTTCTTTGTCTTTTAGGGCTAATTCTTGTTGTCTTATTGCAACCAAAGGATCAGTCTCATCGGATTGTCCTATTGAGGACAAGAATTGATTGGTTAGTTCAGCCAATATGGGTGAGCTCATTTGATCCATCATCATCTGTAGTTCTTGCTGTATTTGTTGCGCCTGTTCTGGAGTAACTTGTTGCATTTGTTGTTGTAAGGCAGCTATTCTTTGTTGTAATTCAGGAGGCATTTGCTGTTGTGCCAGCTGACTTGCAAAGAACTGAATATGTTGCATAACATGACTTATTATTAAAGATTGTATTTGTGGATTCTCTTTCACAACTTTCGTTAAAAATAGACTTTGATGCGCTTCTATGTGCGCCTCATGGTTCTGTTGTTCAAATGCTTGAGCTGGCTGTCCTAACAACAAACCACTATTTTCTAAGCCCGCATCTACAGGCTTTGGAGTCATGTCTGGTGGAGGTTGTAACAAAGACTCAATATTATCAACTCCTAATGCACTGTACATTCTGCTGTAGGCTTCATATATACCAGTAGGTCCATGCACTTGTGGGTTAGACTGAACCATTTGTAACAGCTCTTGTGCCATGGTTATTCTTTGGCTTTGTGAGAATATGTTTGGGTCAGATACAGGAATAATATCGACACGCTCATCAAAATCACTAAGTTTAATATCTCTAGGTCCTGAACCTGTTTCATAGTCATAAGTAGGAGGTAGATAGTCTGCAAACACTTTAGCTAAAAGATTAAATTCTAACCTTTGTGCATAATGTAAACGCTTATGTATGGCGCTCATAACCTTAGTGCCACGCTCTAATAACGCCACTGTGGTGCCTACAGGCATGGCTTGGTTCATATCGCCAACATTCATGTCTGATATAGCTGCAAAACGCTTTCCTGAATCAACCAATATGGCTAAAAGTTGCATCAATACATTACTTGGTTCTTTAATCGGTAATGGTATGAGGTTTTCTCTTAATGACCCGCCTGTAGTGTCTATATCTCTAAATTCACCCGGTTGCAATGGATCGGCTTCGTCTCTTATACGCATACCTCTAGCTTTAAAGCCAGCTGGTAAGTTAGCCAAAGTACCAGCATCAATGAGCTGTCTTAGAATAGATGTTGTTGCCTTAGAAAGACCTCCTATCATGTGCGACAAGCCTAAGCCGTAGAATCCTAACCCCGGTAAGAACTTATATTGCACAAAATAGTTAATCTTATTTTTTGAAACGTCTTGTGGGTTAAAATTACGCCTAATTGACAAGACTGTGCTTGATTGTTTGTCTATGGTTACTATGTAAGGCAACTTCAGTCCAGTTGGAACTCCCTCTGCATCTACATCTTCATAGCCCTCTAAATCAAGTATTGTGTGTATTTCGTATATAGTACGGTTACGATCTTCTGTGTAACTCGGCGATATTCCTTGAATTTCGTCTATTTCTTCAGTTACATCGTCACGTTCTTCATAAGATTCTTCTGGAATTTCTACGTCTGCATAAAAACCAGTTAATTGTTGTTTTTTAACTTCATTCCTTGACATGCTAATAACATGCGTCACCCTTTCAGCTGTAGATATGTCAGGAGCTTCGTAAGGAACTATTAAATCTTCTGGTGGTATAAATTTAGATACAGCTCTATTTAAAACGAAATCAAAGTAAATTTTCTTAAAAGCTGAACCCGCTAAAGGTAAATAAAACAACATTTGGTCTAGCTCTGGGTCATAATCTTCCATTACATTTAATATGTAATAGTTCATAAACTCTTGCACTCTTTCTGCTTGTGATTCTGTTGCTGCGGTTCTTTGACCGATTATCTGAGTTTTAACAGGTCCTTTAGTTGGTAGTAGCTCCTTATATGCCTGACCTTGGAACTGGGTAACGGCTTCTGCCAAAATTGGGTGAATAACACCACTGGAACCTTGAAATGGCTGAGAGCGACTTTCATCAAACTTCATACCTAGATATTGAAGACCGTCTTTATAAGTCTTTTCCCACTCGCTTCTTGACTCTAAATCGTTCTTTATAGAGTCTATCAAGTTAGAAGCCAGTTTGTTTAATTCGTCTTCTTCTACAAATTCAGCCAAGTTATCAAAAAAGGAATCTTGGTCTTGTTCTGGTTCTTGCATTAATTCTTCTTCGGTGAAGACTTGTTCATCTTGAACCAAAATATTAGCAGCTTCTCTTATTTGGTCTTGCCTTGATGGTTCTGGTATAACTTCAACAGATGTATCTAAATCTACTATATCTGGATCAGTTTCTGTTCCTAATACTCTTTCTATTGCCATATCAAATCCTAGTGTAACATTATTTTATCAGTTGTCTCTTCTGGTTCATCTAAATCTTCAACTGGTATAAATCCAACGAGCTCTCCCTCAAGTACCAGTCCCTCAAACTCTGCCACTGCCAATGCAGTTTCTTTTGTTTTAGCATAAATTCTAGGTCCCACATATTCTATGCCATCCCAAACAAAAGAGGTTACCCATATTCGCATTAATAATAAACCGTCCTGTCCTTTTTTAGTAATTGTACCTCATCTTGGTAGTCTTCTTTTAATGACAGAAAGCCACCCTGTCTAAAGCGCATTAAAGCCATAGTTGCGCTATCACAATAGTCATCGTTGTCACCATAAGGAAAACTAGCCATCTCTTCAACTACTTCTTCTGCAAAAGTTTCTTCTGGCATCCAAACCATTCCAGATTCAAATATTGGTGCAACACTATTCATCCTAGCAACCTTGTCTTGTCCTCTGCTTGGAGAATAAGCAGTTACTGGTATTCCCATGCGCCTTAATTCCTGTGTAAGAGGCGTTCCTGATGCCTTGGCTTCTATTAATATACAGTCTGGTTCCCAATACTTATACTCATCAAAGGCTAGACGTTTTAGCTCAGGAAAGTCCACACGAACTCTTTTTGCATCTAATAAAATTATATTTGGCGTGTCGTTCTCTTCGTCTATAAAGATAGCCCAAGTTGTTATTGCAGAATAATCAGCAGTCTCTTTCTTAGAAAACGCAGTATCATAACTTTGTATAACATAATCATATTCTGGTACGCTTTCTCCGTTCCACTTCCTCCACCACTCTCTTTTTACTATTGAACCTTCTTCAGCTGTAGGGTTTTGCATCCATTGTGAGTTCCATTTGGCTACTGGAAGCGATGCTTTAACACTAAGTAATTCTTCTTTTTTCCAAAACTCACCCCATAATGGCTTGTCTGTCTCTGGCATAATTGCTGGAAACTCAACAACTTCCCACTGGTCTGCGTTCTCTTCTCCTTGTTTCTTTAATACCTTACCTACCAAGTCTTTGGTACTCCAACGAGTCATTACTATGACTATGGTTCCTCCCGGTTGTAATCTCTGTCTAGGACCTGATGTATACCATTCATAAGCGGTATCTAGTGCTTTAGGCGAAAGAGCGTCTTGCTCAGAATGAGGGTCATCAATAATCAATAAATCAGCACCACGACCTGTAATGGCACCGCCTACTCCAGCATAGAAAGACTCACCTTCTTCATTTGTTGTCCATCTACCAGCACTTTTGTTGTCTGCTTGTAGCTTTAGGTTAGGGAAAATAAACTTAAAATCTTCACTATCAATTAGGTTCCTTACTTTTCGACCAAATCGCACAGCTAATTCTGCCGTGTGTGTACATTGTATTATCTTCAAAGCACCATTTAAGCCCATCATCCAAGCTGGAAAAAAGGTTGAAGCAAATTCTGATTTAGAGTGTCTGGGAGGCAAGCAAACGATTAGTCTTTTTAGTTTACCTTGAGATATACGATTGAATTTATCAGCAATAATCTTGTGATGACGACCTTCAATAAAAGTGTCGCCCCACATGTGTTTAACAAAAGATAAAAAATCTACATGACAATTAGACTGCTTATCTATTTGTTCATAACGGTTCAATAAAGCCAGAGCTTCTGTTTTGTCTTGCTCAGACAAAATATCAAAATCTTTTATCGATACATTCTTCATATCTTCAAAAGCGGACTAGGTAGCTTGATAGTGACATACATTGGTACTACCTAGCCCTAGTGCTAATGGAGTAGCACTTACGCTAAGTATAAGGCATTTCATTGATTTAAACCTCTAACCATTCTTTATTTTCAAATAAAAGTGCTTCTGCTTCTCGCCTTCTTATCAACCCTTTCAAAGTCTGTCCACCAGCCTTATTCCAGCGTTTAATCTGTTGAGGTACTTCTGAGTATTTTTCTTCATTCAGCACTTTGAGTAACGTACTGTTTTTTAAATTGGTTGGTCCAAGGTTATAACACCATGCCACCAAAGAATCGAACATACACTGCTCTAAAGGAACATCAACCAAGTCATTAACATAACCTTCGTATTCTTTTAATTCTTCATGTAGCCAAGAATCTGCTTGTTCTTGTGTGCATGTATCTCCTATTTTTACATTCTTGGTTCTGCCCCAAGCTATAGTTGGAACGTCTACTGAATCTAAATAAGCCTCTAACTTACAGCCTTCAAATCGTTTTATTAATGCTATGCCATCTTGTGATATGTTCATTCTTTCTCCGTATTTTTTGTAGTTACTTTTTTGTAATAAACGACTACTTCGTGTAGTTCTGTGATATACCGCTTTAATTCTTGCATGTTGTAGGACATAAGTTCGTAATCGGGTACAGACATTGCAAAAAATACTAATTGACCTTGCTCCTTTTCTACTCTTGCTAAAAATTCATCTATATTTTTTGAAGAAACCACATACCAATGAGGCTCTTTAAGATCAATCTCTCTGGGCATAACAGGTTGTGCAATGTTACGCTCTAAAGGTTTCGTAACTATGTCTACAGTTCTTTTACTCGGTAGAAGACTGCAACTGCAAACCATCATCAAGATTGTCAACAACCCTACTGATTTCTTCAATGCTATCAAAAACTTTCTTTGTTCCATTATTTGCCCTTGTTTCTATTAAATTAGGTTTTGCGTTTGCCAACTTGGTTAGATTGTGTCTTTTAAATATATCTAAATAACGATTCATCTCTAGCTGTGCTTCGTTGCTCTTTTTCTGCAATTCTTTAAGCCCTTGTGTTTGTAATTCAAAGTCTTGCTGTAAAGAGTTGATTGCTTCTTTTTGTTCTTTGTCTCTCAATTCAAATGCCTGATTAAGCTCAACTAATTGTGCGTTCTGATACCATAAAAGAAGCGTTGATAGACCTAGTACAACTATAACGCCGAATAAAATTTTACTCATATCATGTCCATGTAAAAACTTTTAATGGTTCAGCCTTGCCTTTTACAGCTAAGGGTTTTAGAGACTTTAACACATATTTACAATTTTGTGCAGTTTCTTCACCAATTAAAACTCCAACTCCAGCTTCTTTAGTCCCGCTCTCAAGTCTAGCTGCTACATTACACGGGTCACCAATAAGACTAAAAGAGAACCTATCTGTAGCTCCAAAATTTCCAGCTATACACACGCCACTGTTTACGCCTATACCGATGGCAATTTCTGGTATACCTTCTTCTTTAAGACGTTTGTTAAGCTCATCTATGTTCTTTTCTATTTCTTGTGCAGCTGATAAAGCTAAATCATGGTGGTCAGGCTGTGGAATAATTGTATTAAAATGAAACATTCCAGCATCTCCAATAAATTTATCCGTAACACCCTGAAATTTATTAACAGCTTTTACCTGTACATCCAAAACATTATTCATAATATAAGTAACCATTTCTGGCTCAACTGACTCAGAAAGGCTCGTAAAACCCCTTAAATCAGTAAAAATTATCGAACAATCGACCCTAGAACCGTTAATTTGACATAATTCAGGGTTTTTCTGGAGCTTTTTGACCATTCTTGGGTCTAAATACTTGCCAAATTGCTGTTTTATAAGCTGTCTAGCCTTGTATTGTTCTCTAAATCTTAGGTAAAAAGCCGTAGAACCAGTAATAAACTGTGATATTAGAGCCCAAGTAACATCAACCAATACACCTTGTTGAATTGTCCAGAAGCCATAATAAGCCGTTAAAGACATTATTGTGGTTCCGAGGGTAATACCAAGGGTTATACCAAAAACATTCAATATAAGCCAAATTAAGCACATTGAAGCCAATAAAATGATTAACTCAACCGCTGGTGCGTAATCTGGCACATAGGGGCTGTTTTCTATAAGAATAGACTCGGCAAGGGCTGTTTGTATCTTGTGTGGTTCTAGGTAACCAACTGGGGTACTAAGTTGTGGCATGATGCCTTTGGCTGTAAAGCCAACAAAGACAAAACGACCTTCAACATTCATCTCTGCCAAGTTTGTCTGTGGAGTATTAACAAAACTTATCCATTTACGACCTAAAGAGTCAGTTTTTACTGGTGGCAATCCTTTAACTCGTATTTCTTCTATACCTACATCATTAGTTTTTATAAGGTATGTGTCCGCACCAGCTAAAATCTTCAAGACTTCTGTTCCAAAAGCTGGCACCCATCCGTCTGGTGTTCTTAATAACAGTGGCAATCTTCTAACTAACGAGTCTACTTCAGGTCTGGCTACCGCTATTCCTTGACTGGCATTATTAGCCAGTAATGGTATGTTCTGGGTTACACCTGTAGCTACTGTTCCACCAACATCAGGTCCCATTATTACGGTTCCAGTAGTCTTTGGATAAATGCCTTTGTCGTTCTCAAACATAGCAAGAACTGTAGGTGTTTGTGAAAGAACATGTGCAAATGACTCATCGCCTGTTTCACTAAACCTACCAGCGTTAGGAAAGGTGACCACCCAACCGACACCTATTGCTCCTCTATTCATTATCTGTGCGTGTAATTCAGCGAGCCGTTGTCTTGGTAACGGATAGCCACCTTCATTATTTATATCATCATCAGTAATGTTAAGTACAGTAAAATAACCACTTTCTTGTTGTTCTGGTATCAGGGCATCAAAGGTTTTAAGTTTTAATATTTCGGTTGGTGTAGATTGATAAACTAAAGGCATACCCAATAGAACTAAAAGAACTAAAGGTATTAAGTGTTTAATCATATTGAGTAATAGTTACTGTCTTAGTGCAATTAGTTACGCAGTTATAGGTCGCTGTAAATGATTTATCTGTTGATCCGCTTTGAGTTACTGCTACGTTGTAATCGTCTTTATAGAAATTGAGCCTAGCTGTATGATCTCCTGAACCTGATTGATTTATAGACGCTGTTCCGTCATCTGCGTCTGAATACCAAAAAACATCTGCATCATGGTCTCCTGAACCTGATTGTGTAATCGTTGTGGTATTACCATCAGCACGATTATAGTTATAGATGTAAGCGTTATGTTGTCCTGTTCCTGATTGTGTTATTGTGCTTGTAGCGTCATCACCAAACGCAAGAATCTTAGCGTATTTGTTATTTCCAGTTTGTGATATTGAATAAGTAGTATCATCTCCAGCCATTAATATCTCACCATGATTATCGTCACCTGTTTGTGTAATGGTTCCTGTATTATCATCTTGGTCTAGGTCAAGATACCCATAATTGTTATCCCCATTTTGAGTTATGTTGAAAGTGTTATCTGAGTGATTAGACCATTGAGAATATGCTTTGGTCGTATTTCCAGAACCCGTAGTGGTTAGATTGATAGTAGCCCTAGTGCAAGTATGGGTTTGGTACACTCCGTTACTTAAACCGCAGTAAACTGTGGCATTATTTGTATACCCTACTTGCTTAATATTAATAACAGAATCATTGCCTTTCTGCTGAACAGTAATTGCATTATTTCCTGCAACTAAAGGAAAACTAATCAGACTGATTAATAATAATCGTACCATCTCCCCCTCCATTAACTGTTATGTCTATAAATTTACCCGCAGATAATATCTGTATATTATAAGCACTTCTTTTTTCTATTTGTAAATCTATTGTATTCTCTACACTTCTAAAGAATGTAAGCATCTCTCCATCAACATAAGAATATACTTGCGCTTTAGCGTCGTACCCAGCAGTTATTCCTTCTATAGTTACATCACCTATCTTTGAGACTTCATCTTCACCTTCTATGAAAGCTAATAAATCTATTAAGAAATCTACGTTCAGTAAATCTATGGAAAGCCTATCTATTTCCAGTTCATCTTCTTCCAATTCATCTTCATCAAAGTTTTCTTCTAGGAAGTCCACATCTAATACATTGGTGCTTTTAGTGTTTTGTTCATCAACGGCTTCTTGCACTTCATCTGGCGGATTAACTATCAGAAGGTTATTAATGAAGTTTAAGGTCATATTTACTAAAGTAACTGGTTTAGTAGGGGGTGCTTCAGAAACGCTTACCATAGTCGCCTGAAAAGGCTGATTTAGTATTTCTACACCTGCTGCCGTCTCTACAGTTATTTCTCCTGAACTCGTTCCATCTTCATTTGGAAGCAATATAATAAGAGATCTTCCTATCTCATCTACTGTCGTTGTAAAATCTGTTCCACGAATTGAGATGTCGGCACTTGGAGTTTTAATAGATATATTCTTTTTATCTATTCTGCCCAGTTTTCCAGTAATAAACCTAGCTGTTCCACCAGCCATTCTAAGAGCTAATTTAGATTTACTAGGATTAGGGTCATAAATGTATTCATCTACAACTATTTTAGAATGTTCCGTTAGTTTAATAACAGAATCATCTAAGAACTGTATAGCCATACGGCCATTGCCAGTACGCACATCATCATTACTGAGTATGCCTAGAGATAGTTCAGCTAATAGCTTATCTCCGTTTTGACTGCGTAACACCTCTCCATTGCCACGCAGTTCAGATATAGAACCTATATCCGCATATAAAGAACTAGATACTAACCCTATTAGCAACCAGTAGTGCATTGGTCAATATTAATAACACCGCTTGTGGAAGCAGCGACTATATTGATTGTGTCCGTTACACCTGATGCGCTTGTGGTTTGGTCAATGTCTATGTTGTTACTATCACCAGTTATGCTAGCCGTTATTGATTTATCGTCAGTTCCAATCTGAGTTACATCAATGTCATTTGAGTTACCATCAATAGTCCAATTATTGACTGCGCCTATAACCTCACTTCTGATGTTTAAATCATTGGTGTTACCAGTTATAACGGCATCAAAGTTTCCGCCTGTAGCAGCACTTGTACTACCTTGCAACCAAGTCAATACGTTAGTATTACCTGTTGCACTATAGTCAAAGTCAGAACTTGTCACAGCACCACTGCCACCAGCGGTTATTGTTGACGTATTCGAGTCTCCGATTTGGTACATAGTCCAGCTAGAACTTGCTGCTTGAGCAATGGCATTAGCTAAAGTATTAGTATTACCCTGTTGTTTTATGTCAGCGGTTATTGATGCACCTGCAAAGGTAGACCTTGTACTTGACGTACCAACTTTGTTCGTATTTCCAATTTGGTCAATAGTCAGATTAAAAGCTCCACCGCCAGATTGTGTTAAATAAATATCATTATTCCCTGCGTACACGAAGCTTGTAGAAAGTAACAACAATACTTTAATTAGATTTTTCATTTTTCCTCCTCACTTAATAGTGAATAATCAAAATCCCATAATTGTTTTTCAAGACCTTCTTGTATTAACGAATAAACTGCCGTCTCGATAGCAGATCTCGTTGCATAGCCTGTAGCTTCTGTTTGTGTATATCCTGTTTCTATCTCCACTAGCTCTGTACCCAGTTCCGTGAATCTAAAAACATCTCTACTAACACCTGCACTCAGTATAGTTTTACTAACTGTTGTGTTTAACATAACTTCTCCTGTTTGAACTAATACTGCTCTAACAGAAACAGTTATGTCATCTTTTCGGTATTGGTTTGTATTACCAATACCTAAATATCTAGCACCATTTCCTCCAGTCATTATATCTGAATCGTAGGAAACTATACCGCCTTCCAAGATTATACCCGCATATAGGATAGGTTTCAGTTTATTAGCACCTTTTCCATCGTAAGTATCTCTTGTACTTTTAATTAATTGACGTTCTTTAGTTAGGTTGTTTAGCCCCACCCTTTCTACCACAACGAACCATTCCCCATCTCCCGCTTTTCTTAAAGCCTCTATTAAATAGTTTTCTGCTCCTTGCGTAACTGCTGTTGAAAATAGGGCCATTTTATTAGAGGGCTTACGTTGACCCGTTAAGTCTTTAAACTCATAGATAGCTATAACTGCTTTTTGATTTGGTTTTGGTAAATCTAATAATTTCTGTAAAGTTACTCTTTCTACCCTGGCTTCTTCAGGGCAAGTAAGTCCATATATCAAACACTTATCTGCTCTAGGTGGTGCAAATGAAGCGCAACCTGTAACAGCTAGTATTAGAATTATATTCCACAGTCTGCGGTACATATCCCAAATATTCCTATCGGTATTACTATCTCAGTTATTGAGCCATCTTCTGCGATAACCGTTAAAGTTATGTATTCTCCATCATTAGAGAATGATATTTGATTCCCTTCTAATTCTATTGTTCCACCAGTACCACCATCTTCATCAAACAACATGTCAGATATATCCCTCGATAGATTACTGAAGATACGGCTTTGTAGATTATTTAAAAACTTATTAAGTGTGCTGTTCTCTATTTCTCTTTCTATCTCTTCTAGTTCTGATTGAATCTTCTCTGCCAATTCTTCACGCCTTTTGGTCTCTTGTTCATCAATGGTTAAATAGTGTGCAGATGTACCAATACCACTAAAACTAGGATTCTTAAATTCATGGGTTATCGGAGAACTTTCTACATCATTAGTAAAAAAAGCAATACCGAACATAACAACCAAAGCAATAAACATTGCTGATACAAATAATATATCGTCAGGTCTTTTTTGGGTTTTCTTTTTCATCTTGCTCTTTAAGCTCTAAAACAGTATTAACTTTCTGCTGTAATCGTATCATATCTTGGTCTAGCAAGCGTAATTGGTCGGTTAAGCGTATTATGGTGGATTTCATTTCAGCAACAGCTGGATCAATTTCATTGGTTATGGTTTGCCATACGAAATAAACGAAATAACCAAGCCCAACAACCATTACTACAGGAAATCCAAAATCAGATACGATCTGAACTATGTCCATTAGTCTCTACGTGCGTCTATACTGCCATCTTCTACAAAATTCTCTGCCCTTGCTATACGTTCTAAGTCTGGCGGAAGATTCAATGCACTAGATACGCTTGTATCAATACGTATGATGTCATTATTCATAGTAGACGCTCTTGTAATTAACATTTTAGAAATCCCCTGAATGGTTTTGATCTCATCAACGAGACCATTCATCATTTGCTTCATTACTAAAAATATAAAAAAGGCCATAATAAGACCAGAAGCTATTGGAAGTCCTAATTCAGCGATCAGATTGAACGCTTCCAAATTTAATCCTCGCCTTTAAATTTTTTGCTTTGTCCTGATGTTCCTGCGTAAATACCAAAAACCGCTGCCATAGCCCCTACAACTACAGAGACTAACCCAGCTTGTTCCAAGTTTGGTTCAGGAATATCCATAAACCAAGTGACCACTTTATATAAAAGTACAATATAAACACTTACGAAAACTCTAGGAAATATCCTCCAAGCGTCTATAGTTTTTGCTAGATGTACCCACTTTTGAAAGGGATTTAAAGATAAATTGTTTGGAGTTACATCTATATCTAGCTCCAATTTCTTTTTTATTATAGGTTCCGTTTTTACTTCTTCTTCTATCATAAAAATTTAGCCAGAACTACGGCCCCAGCTATAAAGGGGTAAACTCCCCAAATGAGCGATTCTAAACGCTTAAATTTAGCAGATCCTTCGTCTAACCGTTTTTCAATATATTCATACCTGATAGCGCACTCTCTTTCATGTGTGCGTATTTCGGTTAAAGGATCTGGTACAACTGACATTAATCTTCTTTTTTTACTTCAACAGTAGTATAAGCTTCATCTACATCAGGGGTTGAAGGATCATCAGCAACAAATTGGCCTTTTTCAGTCCTGGCCCTGACCTTCTTATCTTCAACACCCCTGACATCTTGCCAGAATTTTTTAATGGTGTCTTTGTATGTTTTTGGTAGCCAGCTCATTTATCTTTAGCCTTACCTATATTAAGAGCAAGTAGATCAACAAACTTATACAGTTTGCCAACCCAAACATCGTCTTTAGGTGTTGGTGTTGAAGCTGCTATTAAACTAGCAACAGTTACGATTATGGTT